CTCAAGACGCCGCGTGTCGGTCACCGGGGGCAGGCCATCCATCAGGTACAGGCGCGAGAAACCGAAAATCTTGGCCGTTTTCGCATCGCGCCGCGCAGATTCCCGAGATTCCCCTACGGGTAGTGGTCGGATCATCGGCCCTCCTGCTCGTAGGTAGTCGTGCGCTTGCCGCAGCGGCGGCACTCGCGGCGCCTCATTACCCGCTTCATCGGGGCGTTCCGCGTCTCAAGCACCCGCAGTTCGCGGGAGCCGCACGCGCGACAGCACAGGCCGCTCGGCTCGGCCTTCGGTTCGGGCTCGGTGCGCGGCTTCTTCGGCGTCATCGTGGCAAAGCCCCGAAGAGCGTGCGGTCGCCAGCCACCTTCGCGATGCGCCTTCGCGCAATCTCCGCGTACTCGGCCTCGCGCTCGATGCCGACGAATCGGAATCCCTCAAGCACCGCGCCGCGCCCCGTCGATCCGCTGCCCGCGAAGGGGTCGAGCACGACGCCGTTCGGGGGCGTGACGAGACGGCACAGGTAGCGCATGAGGTCGGTCGGCTTGACGGTCGGGTGCGTGTTGCCGCGCGGGGCGACTGCGCCCTTGTTCATGCGCTCGTTGCTGCCGCCGCTCGGGCGCTCGTCGCCGACGCCCGCCTTCCCGTGCGCCACCCCATCGAGTCCGTCCTCTCGGTCGCGCTTGCTGGCCTTGGCGCAGTAGAAGAAGCGCGCGGCGGAGCCGGAATCGCCGTGCCCCTGAAACTTGCCACTGCGCGTTCCATCGCTTGAACCTACATTGAATCCGCCACCGGCTTTGCCGCCTTGCGTAATGACACCGCGCGGGCTTGCCACCGTCTGCGGAAACAGCCCCACCACCTCATCGCTGCCATCGTGGATCAGGTTCGCAGGCCATCGGCCAAGCGTGTCTGCCACATTCGCAAGCGTCGGATCATAGTTATCTCCAAGCCCTGTCTGCGAAGGTCTGCCGTTTGCCTTGCACTTATAGTCGCCGTTCAGAGACACCCTGCACCCGTCGATGTTCAGCGCGCCCGTCCCGTGCTGCATCACATTCTGCGCGACCGTGCCGACGAGCGGCTTGCGGGCGACGGTGATCGGTTCGAGCGCGGGCTTGAGCGCGGTTCCCCAGCCGTGCGATGGCCCAAACTCGCCGCCACTGTGCAGTGTGTCGAGAAAGATAGATTGATCGCTCGCGCCTTGCCCCCAGTCTTCAGGACGCTCGGTACTCGCCAACGCGGCGACCAGATCATCGACCTCATCGCCAAATCCAAGTTCGCTTTTCAAGACCTCCCACTGGCGAACAGATGGAACAGCGGGCTGGGACGCCAACGAGGTCCAGTGACCAGCCATGCCGTTTGTGCCAAACAACGCGTCGATTCGGCGGTTGTTCCAGCCAGCCCTGTCGCGTGCGGCTTTCAGAAACCCAGTCACTTTGTACACGCCGGCCCGATCGCCGGCCCGATCGCCGGCCATCCATCGCTTCATGGCCTCAGTAGCATCCATCGACTTCGGAAACCCCGAGCCGTAGACCCACGCGATCATGTCGCGGATCTCGAAGCCCGCGTCCTCGATGCGCACGGACATCCGATGCTGCGTGCGCGTGCCCGCGAACGCCAGAAGATGCCCGCCGGGCCTGAGCACCCGCAGACACTCGGCCCAAATCTCGACGCTCGGCACATCGTAGTCCCACTTCTTCCCCATGAACGACAGGCCGTACGGCGGGTCGGTCACGATCGCGTCCACGCTGTCCGCGTCCATGCCGCGCATCACTTCGAGGCAGTCGCCCGTGTGCAACGAAAAGAAATCGCTTGTCATCTATTCCCCCTCTTGATGTCGGAGAGTTTGACGCGCGGTTTACGCTCCACAACCGCCTCGCGCATCGACGGCAGCGAGCACCCGCTCATGCTCGCGCCAACCGCGCAGCCGACCATGCAGTCCAGCCAGTGGTTGTCGAGGCCAGGTCGCCTCAGCCTCCACTCGTCCACCGTCCGACCCTTCGCGCTCACCGCGATCCGATGCTCTGCCGTCAGGTGCTCGGCGAACATCCGATGCAGCTCGCGGTCGCCATCGAACAACGACACGCTGCCCGGGTCGCCGAGCGGCACGCCGAAGCGCTCGTGGACGAAGCTCTTCCACCAGTTGCTGTCGAACAGCACATGCCGCACAGCGCGGCGCTCGGTCGCGGGCGGCATACGCCAGTGCGACCCCGCCTTCTCCCCCTTCTTCTTCGCCGTGCTACCCCACGGGGCGCTCGACGCGCCCACGAACCGACCGTGCGACGGCAGCGCGAGGCCGTTCCAACGAGACCGCGCGCAGAACTGGTACACGACATCGGTGCTCTGCCCCCAGTTCGCGTCGATCAGCACGCGGTCGAGCCGAACCGTGCCGCCGCCGTCCTGCTTCCACACGCGGTCGGCCCGCTCCTCCAGCAGCCGCTCAAGGCCGTGATGGATCGAGCCCTCCAAGCCCGCCTTCGGAGCCGCGTCCGACAGCGTCCGCTTCACCTCGCCGAGCGTGTAGTACCTCATCTTCTGGTCGGGCCACGCGCCGTAGTCCACCACCCACCCCGTGAAGTCCTCGCTCCACGCGGCCACCGTCCAGAAAAGCACCGACTGCTGGATGTCGATCGACATCGTGAGCGCAGACGCATCGCGAGGCACAAGCCCGCGCGCGTAGCCGCTCACCTTGCCCGCCGCCTCGTCCTGCTCCAGCTCCGACACGCTCGCCGTCACCAGCGGAATCGGTTCGTTTTGAAACTCGGCGAAGAACGCCGCGTCCTTGCGGTCGATCCGAAGGTTCATCGCGTGCTGCAACGCGCTCAACTCGTCGGGATCGTGCCGAGCCTCCCACGACACCACGCCGCCGGCGTCCATCGCCGCCTTGTTCGCGCGGTAGAACTCGGTTGCCGTCTCGCCCCGACCGCCGTCGCGGAACGACTGCCGACGCAGCGCCGCGTACTCGTCCCACAGCGCCGTGTTCGTCGGCCACTCCACCACCATCTTCGACCGCTCGCCCCTCCATTCGGGGTGCTTCTCGCGGTCGAGGATCGCGTCGGCCATGTCCCCCGCGCGGATCACCGTGCACGGCATCACCGCCGCGATTTTCTGACCCGGCCCCGCGAGGCCGAGGATCGCGCCCGCGAGCAAGCCCTCGCGAGTCCTGCACTGAGACGGGCTGTTCGCGCTCTCGTCCGTCTGGGGATCGTCGATGATCGCCAAGTTCGGGCGCACGCGGCGACCGTCCGCGCGCTTCGCGCTCATGCCGCGGATCGCACCCGTCAGGCCCGCGCATCGGATGATCGCGCCCGACGCCTTCGACCCGACGATGGTCGGCAGCACGATCGACTTCGCTTCCCAGCGGATGTGGGTGGGCTTGCCGCAGCACAGCTGCCCGTTCGCCCGCTGCGCGATTCCCTCAAGCCGCTCGATCGGGACGCAGATCTCGGGGTAGTCCTCGCCGAGCATCTCGTTCGTCGCGAACTCCACCTTCAGGTTCCCGAGCATCCGCTCCGCGTGCTCCTCCGTCGCGCCGATCAGCGCGATGAAGTCGCGCCGCCCCGTCGCCACGGCGTACATCCCGCCGACCTCGCACATCGTCGTTTTGCCCGTGCCGCGCGGCATGGCGAAGGCGAACAGCCCGCCCACCGTCACCGCCTCGTCGATGCGCGAGAGCGCGCGGATGTGCGGGTCGCTCCACGCCAGCGGGAAGGTCTGCGCGAAGTAGACCTCGCACCAGCGCCGCAAACTCGTCTCGGCCTCCGCTCGGCGCTCGGGGTTTGCGCACGGAGGGATCGACCCGATGTCGCGCCCGCGCGCGGACATGGCGCGGAACTCGTTGGCCTTCGCCTCCCTGAACCGTTCGTAGCCCCGAAGCGGAGTCGGCGCCGCCGGCGCGGCTGGGGCGTCCACCGCCGCTGCGGTAGGTGCCAGAACTGGCGGCTTCGGCTTGACCGCCTTCGGCTTGCGGGTCGCCTTCGTGGGCTTCTTGGGCTTCATCCTCGGCCCCCCAAGTAAGCCAGTGCGGTTTTCTGGCTACTCCGGCGGCCCAAACCACCCAAAAAAACCGCCGGAAGGACCCAAAAAAAGCGCAAATAATGCGCGATCATGTGCCGATCTGCGCCGATCATGTCGGCATCGTACGCGATCATGCCGCGAAGTCGCGCCGATCTGCGACTTCGGGACACGATCGACGGACGAGCGACAGCCACGGCGGACGCCGTCAGGTAGTTATCGGGATGTACGGGTGCATCGGGCATCGCAGCGCCACAGGGGCGCGCGGACCAACGACACGATGAATCATCTCACGGCCAGCCGGGAACGCAAGAGACAACCCGCACAATCACACGACCGATGTGATCGTGCGCGCACAATGTGCGGAGCTCTGGCCCCCAATGTTCGGAGCTCTGGCCTTCAATGTGCGGAGCTCGACGCCCTGGCATCGCTGCGCTCACCGAGGAAATTCGGAGTTTCCGAAATTCGGAATTTCCACCATGTAGTAATACTAAGAATATTCTGCATCGGATGGACCTTCCTGTCCTGTCCTCTCCTGTCCTGTCCTGTGGTCACGCTCCGTTCGGACAGATGTCCGAATCAAAGCGGACAGAATGCGGACACAATGCGGACAGAATGCGGACACGAACCGCACTGGCGCGCTCAGAACGCGGTTCGGCCTGAAACTCGGAATTTCGCTGCACCGTCGACGCTGTGCCGGGCGGCTCTCGCGCGCGTCGGCGTGCGGACATCGTTGGACATCTGTCCGAACCGATGCGGACAGAATGCGGACAGAAAGCGGACAGATGTCCGCTTCGATGCGGACGAAAAGCGGACAGAAAGCGGACAGGATGCGGACGCGGCCTCGCCTCTGGAGCGTGTCGCTTGCGGGGTCGGCGGCGAGTCTCTGGACGCCCAGCGCATCGAGTCGATGGCCGACGAGGTTCGCCGCGGACGATTTTGCCCCAATTTTCCCCCACACGATCCGTCGAGGTCGGGTTATCTCGGTGAGCGTCCGTCATCGTCGTTAGGCTCGGGAACGGTCGCAACACCCGCTCAGAGCGTCACTTGCGGGCAAGGTCCGTCAAGGTCGGTCAGAGTCGGGCAAGGTCCGATTTCGGGTCGCAGATGCTTCCCAAGCTGAATGTCGCGGGTTCGAATCCCGTCTCCCGCTTTGCGGCGCGCAGGTTTATGCGCGCCGCTCTGCTTTTCCCCCCAGTTTTGCCCCAATCGCGTTGGTGAAGTTCGCGACAGACTGCGACAGTCCGCGACAGTCAGCCGTGCCGCCTCACCCACTCGCGGAGCCGCGCGAGGTCCGTCTCGGCGTAGACCTCGGTGACCTCGGCGTGACGGTGGCCGAGGAGGAGCTGCGCGACATCAAGCCCGCCCCCGCGTCTCGCCTCGGTCGCCGCAGAGTGCCGCAGTTGGTTCGGGCTCCAGTGCGGCTCGCCCGCCGCTTGAGCGGCCCTGCGGATCGCCTGCGCGTAGGAGACGGTCGACCACGCATCGCCGCGGTCGTGGCGCCTCGGGCGGGCTGCAAGGCGCGACTGATAGCAGCGCCAGGTTCTGTAGTCGTGGGCGCCATCGGGCGGCTCGTAGGCCGCGCGCGCGGCCTCGTCGCGCTCCTCCATCGCGAGGTTCGGCGAGAACACGCGCCCACCGATCGCGAGGCCGACGAGCGGCGCGAGGATCGCCTGAGCGCGAGGCCCGAGCATGACGCGGCGGCGGTGGCCGTGGTGCGCGGTCTTGTGATGTCGCGGCTCGTACACCCACACCTCGCCGCTGCGGTCGATCTCGCGCCATTCCATCGCGCAGACCTCGCCGGGCCTCATGCCCGTGATCCGCTGAAGCCTGACCATCGCGGCGATGGACGGCGGCAGCGCGTCGCAGGTGCGCTCCACGACGCTGTCTGCGACGGGGCGCACTGGCTCGGTGACTCGGGCGGCGCATCGCCCGCGCCGCAGCGGCTCAAGGGCGCACAGGCACTGCCACGACTCGATCGAGACGAGCCTCTTGCTCGCGAGCCACTTCCACGCGCGGCGAATCGTGCGCACCCGCTGGTTGATGACGCCGAGCGAGATGTCGCGCGCGACCTGGAGCTCGCGATACGCGTCGATCGTCTCGGGCCCGATCTCGCTCGCGAGCGTGTCGCCAGCGACCTCGACGAGCGCGCGGAGCGTGTGGCGGATGTTCAGCACCTCGCGCGAGCCCGCGTAGTAGGTCGCAGCGTGGGCCTCGTAGCGCTCGACGGCGAGCGCGACGGTGAGCGGGCCCGTGTCGCCCGGGTCACGCACCATCGGGTCTGACCGCCACTGGTTGACCCAAGCGAGCCATCGGTTCCGCGCGGCGCGTCGGTCGGCGCCGAAGGACTTCTCGCGGCGCTTGCCCGCGCCGTCCGTCCATCGGACGCGGTAGTAGCCGTCCTCGCGCCGCTCTAGTCTCGGTGGCTCCATGTAGTCACCCTAGCGAGAGGCGATCCACCGATCAATGCTTTCGGCCTCGACCATGATCCAACGGCCCACGGCGACCCCGCGCAGTTCGCCTCGGGCGACCATCTCTCGGACCACGCGCTCGGGTCGGCGCGAGATGCGGTCGAGCCCGAGCCGCCGCGCGGCCTCCTCGCGGGTGACGAGGAGCGGGGAGCGGTCGGCCTTGTCGTTCCGGCGCGGCGGGGTCATTCGATCCCCCTGACGGTGATCTCGACGCGCGGGAACGCGGGGTCGGGCTCGCCGATCTCGACGCGGTGGCTGATCCCCGAATCGTCGAGCACGACGCGCGCATCGGCGAGCCCGTCAAACGCGGCCTTGAGCGACGCGAGGAGATTGTCCCTGTCGCGGCGTCGCTTGGTCGCGAAGAAGAAGCGCGCGGTGCACGCGGCCTCGCGCCACGGCTTGAATCCGTCGATGACGCTGATCTCCTCCATCGCGCACGCCCACGCGTACTCGCGGTAGCGCTTGACGGCGCGGGCCTTCGAGGCCCAGTGCGGGCGCGAGTTCGGCGCGAGTTCCTTCGGCGGCAGCGGCAGCGTGACCACGATCTCACTCGCCATCGCCCCTCCTGAATCGCTCGTTGTTGGCGTCGGCCTCGGCGGCGTCGCGCACGACCCACACGCCGACCTGCTCGCCGTTCTCGTCGATGGACTTAGTCCACCGCCACTCGTAGCCCATCGCATCGACGGCGTCGATCATGGTTCTCATGTTGCCGACGAACGCAGGGAGGTCGTCCCCGTCTCTGCATCCCGCCGCCTCGCGGGTCAGCGTGATCGTGTGGAGGAGCGAGGCGACCGTTCCCGAGATCGTGATTTGGTGCGCTTCCATTGAGACGGCGAGTCGAGCGTTCGCCGCGTCGCGCTCGGCCTCGGCCTTCGCGAGTTCGGCGCGGAGGCGCTCGATTTCGCGCTTTCCTGCGCCACGCGGGGTCACGGTGATGGTTTCCTTGCTCATGCGCCCCCCCAGATCAGGTAGCCGACGATCAGCCCCACGGCTGCGCCGATGGCGAGAAGCGCGACCGCCAATAGCGGAAGCCCGCACCCCACAAGGCGGTCTAGATCCAGTTCCCAGTAGTCGCTCATCGCTCCCCCTCCTTCGCACGGCGGATCACGTCGATTGCAATATCAGCGTGTTGCGCGGAAAACGCCGCATCACGCGCCGCATACCCAGCACCCCGCGCCGCATCCCACGCAGCCTCAGCAGCCGCAGCCTCAGCAGCCGACGCCGCTGCCCACGCCGCCAACGTTGTCCGCTCGCTGCACATCTTGGCCCACGACTCCCCGTGGCCGTCCGCGTCCGCTTGCGGCTGGTACTCGCTCAACTCGCGCCACATCTCCGCAAGTGGGTCGTGCGCCTTGAGCGCGGCGTTCTGCGCCTCCAGCCACCGCAGCCGCTCAAGCGCCCGTTCGAGCGTCGGAAGCGCGGCAAGCGTCACGAACTGGCGCATCTCGCGCTCGGTCAGCGGTGCGGGTTCCGCCTTCTCGTTCGTGTCAGAAATCATCGTGCGTTTTCCTTTCTTGCGCGGGCGGACTCGCACGCGTCGATGAACTTCAGAATGTGCGTCGGCGTGATCCACGACTTCTCGCACAGGTGCCTGATCCACTCGATCTGCCCGGCCTTGGTGCGAACCTCGTCAAGGTGAACGCGGTACGGGACGCACCGAAAACCGCCGTCCTCGGCGAGGTCATGGAGCTCGATCACTTCCCGTCGGAGCACGACGAGCCGATTGCTCGCCTCGGTCTTGTGCTTGGACTCCTCGATGATCTGCCTGATTGTCTTTGGCCCGTTCTTCCTCTGGAGCGCGGACGCGCGCGATTCGGAGACCATCCTGTCAAGGACGGCCTCGGCTTCCGCTATAGATGTGCAGCCCGTAGAGCGGTCAACCCGCCTCCCGTCAGCGTCGATGAAACGGGCGGTGTAGATGTCGCTCTCGTTCCTCCTGAAGAGCGTCCCGCCCGACCGCCTGCGCTCGTTCGGCTTCACAAACTTGATCTGAATGGTGCCGTCGATGCCGTCCGACAGCCAATCGTCGATGCCGTCGCTGATGAAATCGTTGTCGGAGATGCTCACGACTCACCCCCCGTCATCTCGGGCAGCATCGCGTCGAGCAAGTTCTCGTCGACCGCGCGCAGCGCCGTGCGAAGTTCCTGCGGGCCGAGCGGCGCGACCGTGAGCGTGGTCCACTGGCCGTCCAACTTGTCCATGTACTCGACGCTCACCTCCGCGAAGCAGTCGGGCTGCTCGTAGCGGATGACGGTTCGGTAGCGCGTCTCCATCTCGCTGTGCGTCCGGCTGAACACCTCGGGCGCGTTGTCGCAGTGGATCTCGACCCTCATGGCGCCCCCTCCGCGACCGCGACCCGCGCGAGATGGGATGCGTTCAGCGCACGGAGGCGCTGGTTCTCGTTGATGAGCCACCGCCGCTCGGCCTCGTAGTCCTCAAGCCGCTTCGCGGCCTGCCACTCGACCATCTCCGCGACGGGTTGCGCCGTCCCCGCCCTCTCGGCGGCCCGTTGCCGCAGTTCGTCCGACATCTTCTGCACCGCCATATGCATCGGTACCTCCTCCAGTTCGGTGTCGATCCGTTCGTCGTTCGCGAGCTCGATCGCGTCCTCCAGTTTCGCTGCCCATTCGTGCAGCATCCGGTTTCGCCTGTTGCCGGACGCCTGCGAGATGTCCTCGGCCATCGACCGCAGGTGTTCCGCGATCAGCCGGGCCGTTTCGTCGAGCGTCGCCGCTGCCCGCATGTGTGCGATGACCGTGCTCATGCCTTCGCGTCCACCTTCCTGCGCTCGATCTCGGCGCGCGCCCATCGCGCAAGCTCGCGGCCCCTCTCGGCAACGCGAATCTCTCCGAGGCACGCACCGTAGCCCGCGATATCGACCGCGTTGTCACGCTTCGGAACGTGCTGCTCGCGCGCGAGCTTGTCGATGACCATGAACATCGACCAGTCCGCGGCCGTGATCGGCTCGCGGAGCTTGTGCGCGAAGATCGCGCTGATCGCGCCCGCCGTGCGCGAGAAGTGCGCCTCGGGAGAGCCGTACGACTCGCCGCGCTCGCGCACGATGCGCGCCGTCTCCTCTAGCAGTTTCACCCGTTCAGACATGTTTTGCCCCTTTCGCGTTCGGCGCGCTTGCGCCTTTGATCCTGTGCTCTGCGCTTCGCGCTCTGACCCATCCAGCGGTCGAACTTCGGGACGATCGCGCCGCCATCGTCGAACATGAGCCAGCCCGCGCTCTCAAGCGCGTCTGCGAAGCCAAGGTGCTTGACCACGGCGTCGATGTCGCCCGCGACCACGCGCGGGAGCGACCCGTCCGCGCTCTCGGCGTCTACCCACGACCAGAAGATCACGCACAGCCCCACGGCGTGCGCGTCCGCGATGCCGAGGGTTCGCGCGAGTACGCGCACCTCCGTTCGGTTCGCGATCGTCGATGAAATCGGAATCCAACTGCTCACTTGATGCTCCTCCTGCGATGCCACATGCGCGCCGAAACCTTCAACTCGATGAGTCGGAACGCGGTGTCCTCGTCGTTCTGCCTGACGAACTGGCGGATGTCCTTGCATCCGAGACCCTCGCCGAGACCGCGCTGCGGCACGGCGACCTTGACGCGCGCGAACT